GAAAAGCCTGCTGACTGGGGCCTTTAACTCAGCAGAAGACGCGCTTACTCAGTTCGCCGTGACTGGCAAGGCGTCATTTTCCGATCTCACCAAATCGATTCTTGCGGATATGGCCCGGATCGCGATTCGCCAAGGCAGCTCGTCTGCGCTCAGCGGATTGTTCGGGCTGGCTGCCAATGTGGCTGGCGCCTATTTTGGTGGCGGCGGCAATGGTCTTGCCTCCGGCTCTGCCGGCGCTACTTCGTCGAACCTTGGAGCATCGCAGGCCGGTTACTCATCGACCTACTTCCCGCAAGCGAAGGGCGGCGCATGGTCCGGCGGCGTGCAGATGTTCGCAAACGGCGCCGCCTTCACCAACAGTATCGTCAGCAAGCCAACGGCATTCGGTATGGCCAACGGTAAAACCGGTGTGATGGGCGAGGCTGGCGAAGAGGCAATTGTTCCGCTGGCTCGTGACTCGCAAGGGCGCCTGGGTATCCGCGGCGGAAGCAGCGCAACACCCATCACCATGACCTTCTACATTGATGCGGCTGATAACGGTGCCAGCACAATCCCAGATCCGGCGAAACTGGCTGAGGCGATGAAGGTCGTCGCACGGCAGGAAATCGCGTGGCAGCGCCGTAACGGCGGGCAACTCGCTTAAGGAGGCAACATGTTGGCATTCACATGGCGGGCAACATATGACGCCTCCAAGACGGTCACGCCGAAGGTCAAGGTCATCAAGTTCGGTGACAGCTACGAGCAGCGACAGGGAGACGGCATCAATCGGCAGCCGCGCAAGTACTCGCTGATGTTCAAGCGAGCCAGGGCAGAGATTGATCTGATCGACGACTTCCTCCAGGCCCGAGGCTCAATTGACGCCTTCAACTACACGCACCCCGGTCAAACGATCGGGGTTTTTGTTTGCCGAGAGTGGACTCGAACCAACGTCGCTCTCGGCGTTGACAGCCTGTCCGCGACCTTTGAGGAGGTTTACGAATGAGTGAGCTTCAAGGACAACTCTCGCTCGCAAAGGGCCTGACGATCTGGGAAGGCTTCGAATTGGTGCTACCTGGCCAGTCTATCTACTTTCACTCCGGAACCAACGAGTTGCTTGGCTCGGTAGTGTGGAAGACCAAAATCTACACACCTTGGCCGATCAATGCTGTCGAGTTCGCCACGCCCAGCCAGGGATCACCGGCCAGACCAAAGCTTCAGGTCGGCAATTTCGGCGGGAACATTTCAGCGTTGTGCCGTCAGTATGAAGACCTGCTTGCAGTGAAACTCAAGCGCCGTCGCACGCTGGTCAAATACCTGGACGCGGTGAACTTCTCCGCCGGCAACCCAACTGCAAATCCAGCCGAAGAGTACCCGGTCGAAACCTGGATTATTACGCGTAAGGCCAACGAAACGCCGGCCGCCATCGAGTTCGAGCTTGGATCGCCGCTCGACTTGCAAGGCGTCAAGCTACCGCGGCGCCAAGTGGTGGCCGGCACTTGCCTGTGGGCGTACCGATCGGGGGAGTGCGGCTATGGCGGCGGCCCGGTGGCCGACTATGCCGACAATCCAACCAGCGATCCCGCCAAGGACCAATGCAGTCGGACCATGAAGGGCTGCAAGAAACGCTTTGGCGCAAATGGCGAGCTTCCTTTCGGCGGCTTCCCGGGCATTGCCCGCGTACCGAGGTTGTGACCATGAGTGAAGTATTCAATAAGTGCCGGGCTGACGCCGAGGCGCACGCCCTTGCCGAGTACCCGCGCGAAGCCGTGGGCCTGATAGTCAGCGTGCGTGGAAAGCCGTCCTACGTGCCGTGCCGCAATCAATCTGAAGAGCTGGATCACTTTATCCTGCATCCGGAGGACTACGCGGCCGCCGAGGATATGGGCGATATCATCACCGTCGTGCACTCGCATCCTGACACCGGCCCAGAGCCAAGCCTGCACGACATCGCCAGCCACGCTGTCAGTCGCATGACCTGGTGGATTGTCGGGCTGAAGGATGGCGCTGCAACTTGGCATGAGATGCCGGCCGCCGGCGAACTACCGCTGGAAGGCCGTGTGTTCGTCCACGGTGTCATCGACTGCTACACCTTGGTGCGCGACTACTACCGGCAAGAGCTCGGTATCACTTTGCCGGACTTCCATCGCAAGGACGACTGGTGGCATAACGGCGAGAACTTATACGTCGACAACTTCGCCCGGACCGGCTTCGTCCCAGTCGATACGCCAGAGCAAGGCGACTTGATCGTCATTGCGATCGGCAGTCCGACGCCGTGCCATGGCGCGATCTGGCTGGATGGCGACGTGCTGCTGCACCACCTCTACGGCCGCCTGAGCTGTCGCGAGGTCTATGGCCGCGCCTACCGTGAGTGCACGACGCATATCATGCGCTACAAGGGCCAACAACCGTCAAATTGATGCGGCGAGGCCGCAGGAGAAGAGTATGCAAACCAGCCAGAGCTACATGCTGACTATCAATGATCTGATCACCATGTCGGGCGGGGTGATCTGCGGTGCTGATGCTGAAATCGCCATTCTTGATGGTTCAGTAGAGATCGATCGATTGAAGCTTTCCGGAAAGGTAGGGCCTGGCGGTCCTGGCTTTCGGAGGTCGTACGAAGGAAAGCCCGGCCTGACGGCAGAGCTTGTGTCCGGCTGTTGCAAGATCAGCTTTCGCGAGGCCGTGTCGAGCGGCCTTAACTCGGAGGTATGAGCCCTCCCACAAAGTCATCTGTGCCTATTCGGTGCGAGCCATAGGAAACAGAAAATCCGGGGCCACGGCTAGATGCTTCAGCCTCGGCGGCATCCTTTGATGCGTATATGTCGACGAATTTCCATGGGCTCGCCTGAGCCACGCCCCAGCCGAGTACAGAGTTGAAGTTGTCGGGGTCTTTCGGGAGATTTTTAACGAGGCTTCTGATTGACATGACCGCTCCATGGTTGAGGTGTACAGCACTCGAAGCTACTACTGAAACTCTACGCGGCGTTACTGGCGATTCGTACAGCAACCATATCTTGCGTTACACGCGATAGGCCCTGTATTTGTGCGCATCCGGCCTGTTAGAGTCACCGAAACACAAGGAGGCACAACATGCGGAAGATTCTGACGGCCATGGCGTTGATCGCTCTGGCCGGGTGCTCAACCTCTCCTGTAACGGAGCAAACAGCCAAGCGCATTCCAAGTGAAAGAATTTACCAGGCGTCAATGGTTGATGGTAACTCGACAGTTAATTCTGACGTCGCAAATGTCACATTCCTTCGTGATTCAGGCTTTTATGGATCAGGATGTAGCCACGACGTTTTTGTGAACAACGTGAAAGCTTTTTCGATTCGTCAAGGTGAGTTCATCCGCCTGACATTGCCACCCGGCTCATATTTCTTCCGACTCGAAACAGGTTCAGGAATGTGTCCAGACATTGCCACGTCGCAGAGCTCTGATCTAAAGCCGGGGGCCGCGGAGGCGTATAGGATTCTATTGCCTTCTGATGGCAGTCTTCGATTAACGCGAACTCAGTGATTCGCTACCCAACTACTAACCGCCTCCGGGCGGTTTTTTATTGTCTGGAGAAAAGTATGACGATCGCAGCCAATCGCCAATCAATGGTCACTATCAAACTCTCCGGCAGCCTGGCTCAGAAATTTGGCCGTAAGCATGAGAAGTTGCTTGAAAGTGGCGAGGCCCGCGAAGCCTTGAGCGCCATGAAGCACGCCGTCGAAGGTTTTGCGGATGAGATCATGCGGTTGTCGCGCCTTGGCGTGCGCTTCGCCATCTTCCGTAACCGCGAAAATATCGGAGAGGACAACTTCACTCTGGGCGGAACGACTGAAATACGTATTGTGCCGATCATTTCAGGTAGTAAAAGAGGTGGACTCTTTCAAACGGTCGTAGGTGTTGCGCTTATCGTTGTTGGTGCGATTTTTGAGCAGCCATGGGCGGTCAGCATTGGCATAGGCATGGTCGCAGGTGGTGTAGCACAGATGCTCACGCCCACGCCGAAAACGCCTAACCAGCAAGAGCAAGCGACCACCGAGAATAAGCCCAGCTACCTCTTTAATGGCGCCTTCAACTCGACACAGCAGGGCCTCCCCGTGCCCGTTGTTTACGGCCAGATGCTGGTCGGCTCCAGCGTTATCACCGTCGGCACCTGGTCGGAGGCGCTACCGGTATGAGCGAAGTAATTATCGGTAGAAAGGGGGGCGGGAAAGGCGGTAGCAGTAGCAGCGGCACCGTGCGCGCCGCCGTAGAGGCTCCGGACAGCCTGCGTTCGCGTCAGCATGTGCGGGTGCTGCACGCAATCTGCGAGGGGGAGATTGATGGCATCGTCGGTGGCGACCAAGGGATCTTCTTCGACGATGTACCGCTGCAGAATTCCGACAGCAGCTACAACTTTTCCAGCGTCAGCATCGATACGCGCACCGGCACCCAGTGGCAGGGCTATATGCCGATCACCGGGCTTGAGGCCGAGCAGTCGGTTGGCGTCGAGCTTAAAGGATGGGTTCCCATCGAGCGCGCCATCACTGACACCGATGCTGATGCAGTCCGGGTGACTGTCAGTGTTCCGCAGCTGTTCTCACAGAACACACAGAACGGTGACACAGGCGGGTCTTCAGCGATTTTCCGCCTCGAGGCCAAGCTGGGCGGCGGCGCGTGGTATCAGCTGTGCGAAGACATTCTGATCAATGGCAAAACCATGAGCCGCACGCAGTTTTCGTACTATCTGCGTTTGCCGGTATCTGGCGGCTTGCCGCGCTATATCCGGGCAACCCGAATGGGGGGCGATTCGACCAGCTCTACGGTCCAGAACCGAACTTTTTTCGACTCGTTTACGCTTCTGTGGGACGAGAAGCTGCGCTATCCGAACACTGCGCTGTGCGGCGTCAGCATTGATGCTCAGCAGTTCGCCAGCATTCCGCGCATGGCCTTCATGGTGCGCGGACTCAAGATTCTGGTTCCCAGCAACTACAACCCCGCGACGCGCACGTACAGCGGTTCCTGGAATGGCGCATTCAAGCGTGCCTGGTCTGATAATCCGGCCTGGGTCTGGTACGACATGCTGACCAACACCCGCTATGGGTTGGGCGGGTTGCTCGATACGGCGCTGGTTGATAAGTGGTCGCTGTACAACATCGCCCAGTATTGCGATGCGATGGTCCCAAACGGTTACGGCAGGTTGGAGCCGCGCTTTACCTGCAACCTCGCGCTGACGACTCAGCAGGACGCCTGGAAGCTGGTAAACGACATGGTTTCCGTGTTCCGCGCTATTTGCTTTTGGGCTGGCGGGACGTTGACCGCGGTGCAGGACGCGCCGCGCTCCAGTCGATACCTGTTCAACAACTCCAACGTGGTCGGTGGCGATTTTAGCTATCAGTCGGTCGCATCGGATCAGCGCTTTAACGTCGCCGCTGTCACCTGGAACGACCCGAGCCAGCAATATAAGCAGACGGTCGAGGTGGTCGAGCGTCCCGAGCTGATCGCCAAGTGGGGGCGTATCCAGCAGAGCGACATTGTGGCTGTTGGCTGCACCTCGCGCGGACAGGCGCGACGCCTGGGGCGTTGGCTGCTGTATGCCGAATCGGAGGCCGTGACCTTCGCCGTCGGTGCGGACGGCGCGTTGCCTCTACCGGGCGACATCGTTGATGTGGCGGATGCATTCAGGGCTGGCGCACGCAATGGTGGGCGGCTTTTGGCGGGGAGCACCGCATCAACTCTACTGCTGGACGATCCCATCGGCTTGGCGGGGAGCGGAGTTGTTAGTGTGGTGATGGCCAGCGGCGCGTATGCGACCTCTGCTGTCACTGTGGGGGCTGGCGCAACCTCGATCACGGTTTCGCCGCCGCTTGCGACAGCACCGCTGGCTACGGCGCCGTGGGTGTTCTCAACAGCGGCACTGGAGACGCAGAAGTTTCGCGTCATCGGTATCAGCGAAGGCGACGACGGCACGTACGCGATCAGCGCCGTGGCGTTTGACCCCGATAAATTCAACCAAGTCGAGTACGGCACACCGGATGTCGACAACCCGACCAGCATCGTCAACCTGGGCAAGCCAGATGCAGTCGGTCAGCTGACATTCTTCGAATCGCTCTATGACACCGGTACCGGCCTGGCTGCCGCGCGACTGTCGGTCAGCTGGACCCAGTCGGCGCGGGCGATGCGCTATCAGATCGAGGTCATGAAGCCAGGAGGGAACTGGGAGTATGTCGGTGAAGTGTCGACGCCCAGCATCGACTTCGATTCTGCATCCTCGGGTCTGTGGTCCGTTCGTGTTACGCCAAAGTCCGTGCTCGGCCTCTCCGGCGAGGCATCGATCCAGACCTATACCGCTCAGGCGTTGCTGGCGCCACCGACGGCGCTAGTCGGCCTGAGGCTGGACGTCATCAACAGCGTAGCAACGCTGGCGTGGGACCCCGTTCCAG